CGCTCCCTTTCATTGGCTCTTCTTAATCTTGTTTCAAGTGATGCCAAGTTAATACCGCAATCCTTGGCGATAAACTCTTTATCAAATCCCCACTCCATCAGCTGAAGGATATAACTAATAGAGTGGGGCTTGTTCATCGTAGGGCCTTTCCATAGTCGCATTGCCTGTCCAGTATTTTACGCTGATTTCTTCAAAACCAGCTGCTAATCGGCAGATACGACACTTGCTAGATTTCATCTTCCATCCACCGCATTTATCGCATCGAAGAATATCGTCCTCTTTGCTAGTAACGCGGTCAGATGGATAAATGATTCTTTGTAGAAAGCAACGCTGGCATTCCATCAGCCATACTTCTTCAGGCGCTTCTGGTATATCGCTGGTCTCATATTTACTCAACTCAATATGCGGAGTAACTAGTTTGCAATTTGAGCATATAAATGGATGAGCATCTTGCTTCATTTTTGAAAGACCCAATGCCCATCTGAGCCAATACGCATCCACTTAGCAGGATGACCAGACTTAGGAGTCGGACAGACCCAGCCCCTATATTCCTTGCCTTCCTTTGTGCCAGTCTTTAGCACCATTGGGCCATCTCCACCTGAGCAAAGCGGAATCTCATCAATTATCTCAGCACCTAATTGATTTGCTATCTCACTTACATCCCAGACAATTGGCTCAGGATCATTAGGCCGTTGCTCTTTTATGAATTCAGCAAGCGCTGGCTTAGTCGTTTCAATTGCCTTCTTTGGGCTCGGTTTAGTCTTAGCGAAGTATCCAGCGAGGTTAAGTGCGCGTCCCAGAGATCCAGTTTCCGCAAGCTCGAGTGCATATTGCTTGGATTTAGACTCTGAGGATAAACCTGTAGTCCAAGGATGTGCGTCAGCTTCAGTGCGATATAACTCAGTTTTAATAATATAGACATCGCAATTAGCGACAAGCGACTCTGCCAATATATGCGTTTTAATTCGATAATCCGGGTAAGCATTTATAAACTCCTTTAATCGGTCTTGAACTGATACATAATCATCAAGGTAATTCGACATTTAACTTCTCTCTCCCTGCGAAATCATTTATCGCATCCTGTAACTGCTCTTTTAATGAATAAAATGTGCCATCTGGCCAGTTTTGAACATCATCGGCGCAAGGCTGGCAATAGAACCTTACCTGCGCTTTGCGAAGCGGTGTCTCGCTTTGGACTTTCCATACTGCTGGAGTCATAGCTCTTAAATCCCAGCCGTTCTTATTTTGTCCCCAGCGATACTTGCATAAATCGCAGTATTGATTTGAATTGTGATTACGCGTCAAGCTCAATGTCGTCCCAATCTTCTGGTGTTGAAAATCGTAATCGACCCAAGATAGCGGCATATCCAATGAGATCGAGATACGAATCTTCGCGCTCTGGACTTTCCACCATTCTTGAGAGTTTGGTCGCAATAGCAATAATTGCCAATTCAGATGGGTCTCTGAGCTGAATACCGAGTGCCTTACTGATTTTGAAAATGCGTAGTAAATTGTGCCTCGGGTCGCCATACTCGATACCCCTGTCGAATAATGTGTTTCCAGCTTCTTCAAGCCATTCACTTAACGATCTCTGTGTATCGGACACTTGACCTGCCTCTCTTATAGCCTTCATTAAAAGCTTTGGCTTTGGCTGAAGTAAATAAACTCCAGATATAAAGGCCGATAAATGGAACTCCAATAATTATCCCAACTACTGCTTCATCAGATAAATTAGGAAACATCTGCGCCAGCTTCTATGTGTAGCGAATTAACGAATCGATCTACTTCGGATTTTGAAACTCTGACGGTTCTTTGATTTAAATAAACAGGCTTTAACGCATTTTCTTCAAAAAGACGATAAACACCTGATCTACTTATACTTAAAAGCCTAGCCACTTCTTCTATGCGAAATAGCATCGGTTCCTGTGTTTCGGACATATATGCTCCCTATGTGTTATGTGGCTTCTTCTGAAACCATCAGGAACACCATACGGAACTAAATCTATTTAGACAAGCAATAAGTCGGCGTGGCGTATATCTAAAAAGCCAGCGAGTCGCTCATTGGTGGCTTTGTTGGCAAAGTCGGTAGTTATAGGCAACCGCTTTAAAGCCCATTCAGGCTCGTTTATAGCCCCTAAATCAAACTGGTATATCCCTTTAGGTGTCGAGTTGATATAAAGGGTCTTAGCGCCCGTCCTAGCCCTTATATCGGCCAGATAATCCCACTTCTTCTTCTCAATCATCAAAGTATCGTAATGAGTCCTACGGCACTTAAGCTCGATATAGGAATTGTGGGTAATGCCATCTGCTCGGTCGGTCGCTGATAAAGGCGTCAAGTCTGGATAAAGCGACTTGAGAGCCTCAAAAAGCTCAACCTCTCGAAAGTAGATTAGTTATCTTCCTCGCCATCTTCCCAACCAATCTTCTTAATTGGGTCATCGGCAGGGACTATCCAATCGGGATAAGAGCTGCGATCCATAGCAAAGGCTAAAGCAGTTCCCTCATCCATCCCTGCTCTGCGACAAGCTTTATAAACTTCGTTAGCAGCAATAGCCCAGAAATCAAGCTTTGTTAATGGGGTTTCTTTAGTAGTTCTGCGTCTCTTTGGACGCTTAACTGGCTTCTTACTTACGCGCTTTCGCGTTGCCATTTCTGACCCCTTTCGCTAGGGCCAATTCTAGCTGAGACTCCATTTTATCAAGGCGCGACACTATTGGAATATTCTCCAATTTAATTATGTAGCGAAGGCCAGCAATCAATAAGGCAATAGATCCCAATACTGAGGCAACTAAAGTGGCCAAGTCAGCCGCGGGCATTAACGGACTTTGCCGTAACGCTCATAATTTGGATTAAGCCAGTTAATGATGCTAGGCAAGACTGATACTAGAGCTGCATTTGCAATGGCAGCAGGGTCGAATCCCACCGCTAGATAGGTCGCTAGTGCTGCTGCTAGGAACGCTTTCGCCCAGCTTTCGGCGGCTTTTTTTAGGTCTCTCATTAGTGTCTCCTTCGAGTTGGAAATAACTGCCATCTTTGTCTCCCAAAGTTGTAAATGAAATATGGAAATGTGACCGGTGGGGATTAGCGCCATTATATTTACGCCGCTTCCAACCGAGTATCGGACTCATTATCTTGCCATCAAAAATAATGTATTTGATGCGCTTATCGCCGTTCTTTGCTAACCTGCGAATCTTCTCGACCAGCGCATAAGCTTCTTCTTTATGAGCTGATAGATCAGAATCAATATCTATAGCTCTGACGATTCCATTTCGTCCAGCGTCTGGTATATGGTCAGAATTCCCCTTAGCAAGATGCCTAGCGTCAGCAATCCAGCCATCAGACTTCCTATCGCGATCAGGATAATCGTCATCAATTTGCTCCCTTAATTGAATTCCAGCTGCGCATAATTTAGGCATTATTTTGAGGGATTGTGCTAGAGGCCAAGCGCCTTTAGATCATCTGTTGTTAGTCCAAGTGCTGCAAGTTTTGCTTGCGCTGCTTCTTTTGCTGCTTGCGTTGCTGCCAATTCATTTTCAAATGCAATCTGCGCTAAACGCATATCAGCCCAATCAGAACAAGCCTTCTCGTATTCCTGACCGACTAATTCAATAGTTTCGTCATTGATTGTCTGAAACATCTGTGGATTCTCAGCCTTGCATTGTGCAATGAGTTCATTTTTTGTCATCATTAAGCCTTCCTGTACCAGAATGTGACACCATAACTGTCACCATTTACCATTGTGTATGGAGAACCTGCGGTAATACTATTATCTCTAACTCTGTCTGGGCTTGTTGCTTGTAAGTGATAACGCATTTCCATAGTTGTTGTTGAAGTCATACTTACAGCAAGCATCACTTGCGCTTGTCCAGATTTGAATTGACGACCTTGCCCCCAATTCATCAAAGTTGGATAAACCGCAGTTTCTGGCAAATTAAAAACAACATCACCTGATTGAGAAGTTGTGCTGCCCCATTCCAATTTAATATAACCAAAAACTAAATCTCCGCTAGTTGCATATTGAGCGGTGACTGTTCCGTTTCCAACTGTCACACCTGTCCAAGTTGGAGTCCAAGAGGTAAATGAAGGAGTAGCAGGAGCCTCCCAAGCAAGTCCAGTAGTTTCAGAAGACTTCGCTACAAGTGTGTAGCCGTTGGTTCCTACTGCTAAGCGGCTAAAAGTATCTGCACCAGTTCCAACTACTAAATCGCCTTTAGCGTCATAAGCGGTTGCAACTGTGTTAGTTACTACCGGGATTGGGCCAGTTCCTGAAGCTACGGAAATACCAGTTCCAGCTTGGACTTCAGTTATATCG